GTGCGCGTCCTGCCCGCATAACGCATGGGGCTCCAAAATCGCTCCGAATGGTCAGCAACTGAAGGCTTGTTCAGATAAGAAGCGCCTTGCCGTGGTTGCTGCTGATGATGCTGAGGGTCCGGTTTATCTGTTGGAAGTTACCCCGGCTGCGATAAAGGGGCTGAACGCCTACCAGAAAGAACTGTCCATGCGCGGCATCGCGCCTGAGATCGTGCGTACTCGGGTGTCCTTTGACACGGATGCGTCCTTCCCGAAGCTGAAGTTTGGGCTTGGCGGGTTCTTGGATGAAGCCACCATGGCTGCTGTCGATGACCTGTTCGGGTCGGATAAGGTGAAGGAGATCACGGGTGAAGCACAGGTTGAGAAGCCTGCGGCGCTGCCCCCTCCGGCCCCCCGCCCTGCCCCTGTTCGTCAGGCCGCGCCTGCCCCGGCACCGGAGCCGGAAGCTGAGGAAGAACCCGCCCCTCAACCCAAGCGTGGGTTCGGTGCGGCCAAGCCTGCGGCTGCTACCCCTGCTGCCAAGCCTGCGGCTGCGAAGCCTGCGGCCAAGCCTGCCCCGGCTGTGACCGCTGGTGTCGATCTGGCAGACGAGATCAGTAATATGCTCAGCGGGCTGGGAGCGGATGATGCCTGACAGCGTTGACTTTAACAAAGTCGAGGCGCTGCGTAAGCACATGCTGATAACAACTCGGGAGATGGCTGAGCTATTCGGCGTCTCTCGGGTGACCTATCACGGCTGGGTGAGAGGGCAGTCTCTCCGGCAGAAAAATCTTGAGCATGTCACCTCGATGGTACGTATTCTACTGGCAGTAATGCGTGACCATGGATGGCCATCAAGAGAAATTGTTGGTCTGCCACAGGTTATGCGTAAGCACAGGTTGCTTGCTCTAGTAGCTGAGTATCAATAGACTATGGAGGGGGAGCAATCCCCCTCCTCACGGAGTTGGACAAAGGTAGGGGTAGGTTATGGATACGCTTGAGTTTCTTCGGCGGGTCCTTCCGTCCGAGGGCTACGTTGTTTCTATCACAATCAACAACGGGCAGGTCCCCAGGCAGGGGTTCCACGCTGACATTGACGCATTGGCAACCAGCATCGCGGCGCTGAGCCAAGCGGGTAACAACGTCTATTATGCCGTGGCATCCTTTGTGGATAAGAAGGCTGGCCGCAAACAGGATAACGTGCATCTCATTAAGGCGCTGTACCTTGATGTGGACTGCGGGCCGGGCAAGCCATTCCCCACTTGGAAGGAAGGGCTTCGCGCCGTTGGCGAGTTCGTTGCTGTCAATAAGTTACCAAGACCCATGATCGTCGCATCTGGCAACGGACTGCACGTGTACTGGGTACTGGACCGCGACCTGACGCAAGATGAATGGCACCCTCTGGCACTCAGCCTGAAGGCCATGATCCCCACCAAAGATGGGCGACCCGTGTTCGACCCTGCGGTTCCGGCTGATAGCGCCCGAGTGCTGCGCCCGGTGGGTACGGTCAACCCCAAGGGTGGCGGTGATGTTCGCATCCTATTCGATGCAGACCCGGTTGATGTGGATACCATGCGTGGCATCCTTGGCCATGCTGCGCCCGCTGTCGTTGCACAGCCAGCCCGGTCATCGCTGTTGGATGCCATGGCGGTGAAGCAAGAGTACCCGCCAGCCAACCCTGATACCTTGGTCGAGAAGTGCGCTCAGATCGCATGGGCGGTGCAGAACCAAGACTCAGTACATGAGCCGCTGTGGTATGCCCTGATGGGTGTGGCTGCGTTCTGCTCGGACCCGGAGCAGACCGCTAAATCGTGGAGCGAAAACCATCCAGACTATGATGAGGACCACACGCTTCGCAAGGTAAATCAATGGCGCAATAGCGCCACCGGACCAACCACTTGCAGCAAGTTTCAGCAGGAACGCCCTGACGGATGCAAGGGCTGTAAGCTCCTCGGCAAGATCACCACTCCGGTCAGGCTGGCATTGGAATACGCAGCGGCACCGCCGCCCGTAGATACACCAGACCAGATCGTGCAGAACCCACCCAGACCATTCAAGTGGCGCGAAGGTGGCGGGCTTCGGATCACCGTAGATAAGTCCGATGTGGACGTATGCACCTTCGATATATACCCGGTCAGCTACGGCAGGGATGAGTCCCTTGGGTATGAGACTGTGCGGTACCGTTGGAACCGCCCTCACGTTGGCTGGCAAACCCTGAGCTTCAGGCAGTCATTGCTGGCTGAGTTCTCAGTCAAGGATTTCGCTACCACCATCGCAGACCAGGGCATTGTCCTCCCTACCAAAAGGCAGACGGAGCTATTTCAAATGATGTTGCGGTCCTACATGGAAGAACTGCGGCAGCTCAAGACAGTCACCAACCTATACGCCACGATGGGCTGGAAGCAGAACAACAGCGAGTTCCTGTTGGGTGATACCCTGTTCAGGCGGAACGACGATGGCTCCGTAGTGACTGAGCCAGTCACCCTTGCGGTCAGTTCACAACGTATTAGTGAGAACCTGTACACCACATCCGGTACGCTCGAAGCATGGGTGAAATTCACCTCCGTGCTAGAAAAAGCCGTGATGCCAACGCACCAGTTTGCCTTGATGGTATCCATGGCTGCGCCGCTGTTCGGACACACGGGCCTAAAGGGCCTGACACTCAGCCTCTATGGACCCACAGGGGCGGGCAAAACGCTGGCTCAGTATTGGCAGCAGTCAGTATGGGGTGACCCGCTCAAACTGCACTACACAGCCAAGTTCACACAGAACGCCATGTTTGCCAGGATCGGTTTCTATAACAACCTGCCAGTAACCATTGACGAAGCCACCATGCTACCAGCCAAGGAAGTGGGTGACTTCCTGTATTGGATTTCACAGGGACGGGATAAGGCCCGCCTGTCACGGTCTGCTGAGGAACGGGACGCTAAGACCTGGGCTACTATTGTCACTACATCCTCCAACCGTTCGCTGGCCTCCATGCTGGCAGCTAGTGGGCTTGAGACAGACGCGCAGATGGCGCGGCTATTGGAGCTTACGGTGCCAGCGCACCCGCTGTTTACCCGCAGCACGGATGCCGGGCAGAAGATGTACAGCTTCCTATCCACCAACTATGGCACGGCTGGCCGGGTGATCATCCAACACCTCATGGAGCTTGGTGAGCAGGGTATCCTAGCTGCGCTCGAACACCACAGGCAGGTGTTCGCCAAGCAATATGGCGCGAATTTTTCCGGCAGTGAGCGGTATTGGGAACAATGTATCCTGTGTGCTGACTTCATGGGCAAAACAGCTACAAATTTAGGGCTAATTCAGTTTGACTACCGCAACGCAACTGCCCACGTGATAGCCCAGACCGGAGCGATGCGGAAAGCGGTGGCTGAGAACCACGCTGACTCCTTCGACCTACTGGCTGAGTATCTGAACGAGCAGTCACACACAGCCCTGACCATAACCCATGTGGCCAACACCTCTCAGCAAGTTGTGGATACGAACCGTATGCCAAGGGGTGAGGTGCATATCCGCTACGACCTGTACCGCCCCAACCAGGGTGCGCCGCTTAACAACGGTGCCATCACCATAGACAGGCGGCACTTCAAAAAGTGGCTGGCTACCCGTGGCGGTGACTACCGCTCACTTGTTGAGGACATGACCCGCGAAGGTATCAACGCCACCCCGCCATCAGAGAAGGGCTACCTCGGGCGGGGAACCAACATCAAGCTAGGCCAGCAGTACGTACTGGCGATCAACGTCAACCATCCGCGCCTCATTGGCATCCTGACCAATGAGGATAACAAGACGGTGAACGCTCAGCTCAACGTCATCCAAGGGGGAGTACCCTGACCTATTCGGTCAGGGCATCAACCAACCCACGGATATCTTCCTGCGCTGCCCGGGGTGCTGCTCTCAATGTGCGCTCACCTGCGGGCCGCTGGGCTTCACGCAATGCCCGGACATTACCCTGCGCGAAGTTCCTGATTTCCAGGGTGGTGCCCCTGGTTGCGTTATTCCACTCGTTGACGGAATCCATGATAGCCGCCGCACCCTGGGTATCACCCCGCAGGGTAGCTTTGATCCAAGCATGGCGGAACCCGGTCACAGCTTCCTTCTGGTAATCCGTTTCGCGGTTGGCGATGCGGATAACATCATATTGGGCTGCGGCAGAAGCTGGGTAGAAACCCGCCAACCTTGTGAAGATAGTACCCATGTCCATCTCTTTACTGACCACATACCCACGGCGATCAACCACCGCACCCGACTGCATGTAGGCGTAACTATCACCCATCAGGCGGAGCAAAGTGACCGGAGACTCCCGGGCTACATCTTCCAGGCTCTTGGAAGCCGAGAATGGGAACACTATCAGATCACGAGCGGTCTTGGCTGTGCCAGAGATGAAGCCAGCAGCCGGGCCAAGGATATCCGCAAACTCACGCGACACATCAGCCCCGGCAAGGAACGCACCGGTCCCCGGCACGATATTACCCAGAGAGGTACGGGAAGCGATATCCGGGCCACCATGGACATTGACTACCCCCTTGAAGAAAGTAGCAGACCAACCCGGAAATGACTTCTCAATATGCCGGATCATCTCAGCGCGGATGCTACCCTGGCGGAACCCGAGTCCCTGCGCGATGGTGTCGATCAGGTCCTCAAAATCTTCCGCGAAGGGAAGCCCGGCCACACCGGAGAGAGCCCATATCGCAGCCAGCATGGATAGCTGAGCCGGGCGTGAGAGATTGGCCAGCAACTGAATCGTCGTGGTCGGGTACGTCTTGTACATATAGATGAAGGAAGTGATCCCACCGCGCCACGCTGGCGGGCGGTTGAGCACCGAGTACTCACCCAGCGTCAGGTCGATGGACTTGACGGCGAAGTCCGTAGCTTCTTGCTGCGCTTCCTTGGCTGACTTACCAGCAGCCATAGCCCGGTCACGTTGCAGACGATAAGCAGCCAAGAAGGCTGAACGGCGCGCGGCTTGTTCAGATAGGTTGAACGGAGCCATGAAGGTATCAATGAAATTACGCGCCAACTTATTAGTTGTCTGCCCACGGGCAGTAGCGATCAGCGCGTTTGACTGAGCCGGGATCAGCTTACCTTCACGAATTTCAGTAGCGATGGCTTGAGCTTCGTCAACCGTCAGCCCGTATTGTTTCTGAAGTTTGGGGTCCTTGGCTACAGCATCATAAAAGTCAGCGCGGTTCATCGCCATATTGGCAAGACCTTTACTACCGACCTGCATAAACGCGGTATGGTAAGCCGCTTGCACCTTACCAATACCAAAGCCGCCGCCAAACCCATTCTTGGCGTTGAAGCTCGCCATGTATGGCATCCAGTTGGTGTACGGGCTGAGCAGGTTGAGCGCGCCCTGCGCGATGCTACCACCAAGCTGCCACACGCTAGTGAAGGCACGGACCCGGGAAGCTACAGGGCCTGCACCAAAGTCAGACTCATCTACAAACTTACTACCCTCAAGGTAATCCAGCGTGGATGCAGCTTGGTTATAGTACAGGTTCGCCCGTGACCGCCCAACATCACCTTCTGGGTTAGTCATACGGTATTGGTATTGAGCCTGCGAGAGCTGTTGCTGGGCATACCGCTTCGCATCTTGCGACGTATTTGGATCGGCGTTGAGGCGGTCCATCTCAGCCTGCAACATACGCACCCGAGCGGCGTCACCTTCCCACAAAGCCCTGGATTCAGCCAAATCAAGGTTCATCAACTCACGAAGCGCCTGCCGCGTGCTGGCCTTAGCAATAGTAGATGCCCGGCTCTCGATGTGCCGCGAAATAGCGAAGATGCCAGAGGTCGGGTCGAAGCCCGGTGTTTGAGAGTAGTTAAGACGCCTGCGTGCGCTATCTTCCTGGCGGCTCAGGGTTGTGACCAGCCGCTCCATCGTGGTCGGGTTGACGTTGATGTTGAACAAGTTCATCCCGTACAAGAACTCTTGCAAATTAAGCTGCGGGTCGGCAGCCACGGCATCAATCACAACCCCAGTTGTGGCACGCAGCGTCACCCTGGTAGGGACAAACTCACCTTCATCATTACGTACCAGAAGATCAAAGGACTTACCCTTGAGTTCACCGTTAAACTGCTTGGCCATATTGATGGCTGAACTCTCATTATCAAACTGAGAGTATGTCAGCAGAGATTGGTGCGCGTCCTTTACCTCAACAGGCTTGTCACCAACATACGCCTGAAGGCGCATCTGGTAGGAACCTTGGCGTAGCACCGGGGTGTACCCGGTCATCATCGCACGGCGCGCGATGCGGTCGCGTGTGTTCAGGTTATGCTGGTTGAGGATGAGTTGCTTCACCTTGTTCTGCAACATGAAGCGGTTAGCATCCGTGATGTCTTTGCGCCGGGACTTGAAGTCCATCAGACGGTCAACAAACGTATTAGCAGCGGCATCGCTATCGAAGAACTGACGAACAGCGGCGTTACGATCCGTACGATCTCCAATAAAAGCTGCGTTCACAGCCTCCAAGAAGTCGCTCGACTCTTTCATGGAGTTCGGGTTGATGACGGTGTTACCCGAATCATCGGTGGTGACATTCTTCGTATAGAGCGCCAGGGCGTGACGAGCCATGGAGTCAACGAAGCGGCGGTCAGCCGCTGTCAGGTCATCAGACTTCATAAGCCCGCTGACTTCTTTGCTGGTCAGCCGCTTATTGGCAAGGAAGCTGGCATACTCAGCCTGAACAAGCTGCATTTCCACGTTAAACATGGCCTGCCGAGCACGGACATACAGCTTGTAATCCGCGTCAGAGAAGTCCTTCTGGGGTGCCACCGTGCGCTTCTCGGTAGTCATCTTCCCATCATTACCTAAGTAGGAGAAGTCGTAGCTATACCCATTACGGATTTCATCTAGCTTCAGCAGCCCGGCTTTGAACACCCGGTCTTGCTCAGCCTCATTGGGCTTAAACTCACCATTATCGTCAATGGTGAACAGCGGGTCTTTACCCATATTGGAGGCTTTGAACTGGCTGATCTTGTAGCTACGACCATCGTACATGGTCCGTGAGATTTTATCCTGCGTGGCCTTTGGCGCATCCAGCAGGGGTGCCAGATACTCGTTCAGCGCAGCCTTAACCGACATGGAAATCTGGTTGGTCTTACCCATCAGCCCGTCAAAAGCAGAGAGACCTGGGTTCTCCAATGCTCGGTAGTTAGCAAGGCTAAGGAACTTGGCTTTGATGTTGTCATAGACGTTGGCGATGTTGCCGCCCTGCGCCTGAATATCATTCCACGCTTCGGCCAAGCTGCGCGGGAACCCACCCAACTGGGTAAGGAATAGGTTGACCTTGGCGCTTTCGCGCATTGCAGCCTGCGGGCTAAAACGACCCGTGCCGGTATCACCGTACTCAACCGCGTGCAGCCGGTTCATCACCGCCTGGGCATCGAAGGTCACACCCTGAGCACCCCGCCGTACGTAGCGGCGCGACTGGTCGAGGAAGTAGCGCGTAGCGATATCACCCGACTTGACACCAAGGCGATCAAGGAAGCCCTTAATGGCGTTCCAGATGCGAGCCACGGTGCTGGTTTCAAGTAAGGCCGCGTAGTCAGATAGGTATTCTTCGGTGGCTTCGGCTTTGGTCAGGCCACGTTCTTCCATGGCAGCATCAACCGCCAGTTTGGCACTTGAGTCTGTCTCATAGATGTTTTCCATAAGCGCATCGAAACGCGCACCCGGCATGATGCCGCGCATACCAAAGTGGCCGAAGGTTTCATGGGCCAGCACGAAGCGGAGGTGCTGCTCATTGGCGATGTTGTCAGTAAAGATGAGGACGTTGCCATCACCAAAGGAGTAACCAGCAGCCTGAGCGGTAGCGAAGTCACCCTGCGGGCGAGCATCCATAGCCTGCCGATACAGAGCTGGATTGGTGCGGCGCAGTTCTTCCTGATTGGCTACTACCGTAACATTTGGCTTGGTAGCCAGCTTCGACAGGAAGTTTTGCACAATAATACGCGCACGACCAGAAACCATAGGCGTGGCTGCTGTACCATTTAGGTTGCGCGCATTGCCCGTGGTATTCCAATCGGACAGAGAGAAGCGGCCAGGGGTTGCTTCATTACCCAATGCACCGTCCAACGCCCGAGTAGCCTCAGCAGCTACCAACTTATTATCAGAAGCTGACAACTCATTCAGCTTCTCGGTAATCCGCAGGTATTGCTCATCATTGGCTTTCTCTAGCTTACCCGCCAGACTACGGACGTAGCTGAGACCTTTCTGAGTATCTTCAGAGAGGAAAGTATCTTGGTAGTATTGAGCCCGCTCTTGGGTCGGACGAACTGCACTGGTCTTAACTTCGATGTCCCAGGTCCGACGACCATCCTCAGACATATTGAGATAGCCAGTACCATCATCATCCATGAGGGAGGCCCACACGGACTGCGGCTCACCCGGACCCATCACGCCTTCAACCACAGGTTCGGCAGCCATCTCATCAAGGCGAGCGATGGCAGTAGTCAGTTCTGTGGTGCTACGACCAGCATCAGCCGCTTCATTGCGGCGGTTGATCAAGCTAACCTTCAGGCGTTGCCGTGCGGCAGGCGTTGTCGCCCGATCAATCTGAGCGTTAAGGTTAGCGGTTAGGTCAGCTTCAACCCTTGGGCCTGCGGATGGAGCCACCCTTTCTGCCGTTACGGGGGCGGCTGCTACTTCTAAAGGGCGGGGGGCTGCCTCCGCAGCCGGTGCTACTTGGGTTTGCGCTTGCGCCCGGCCTTGGCGAGTGAGATTGCTACGGCCTGTTTGACCGCCGCCGCCTTGTTTTTTGGTCTGCTGGAGCCGATTTTGCCCTTGGCCTGCCAATCGTCCACCAACGTCTGCACGTTGGCCGACACCGCCTTGTTCGACTTGCCTGACTTCAGGGGCACGGGATTTTCCTTTCTTGAGCTTGGTTGCGGGCGTAGGCGTAGGGGCGGTTGGCGCTACCAGGGGGGCGAGCGCGGGCGGGAGTTCTTGGGCAACAGCAGGTACCGCTGGCGCAGCAGGGGCTGTCTCAGCAATACGGTTAAGTTGGTTACGTAGTTGCTGCGTACCCGTTGTTGGCATCCGCTGCACGCGCGCGAGGAACGTAGCCGGGTCGTTGTTATACCCAGCCAACACTTCATCTTGTTGTGCTTTGGTCAGAGCGTTGAATTGCTGCACTATGGAGCGGCGTGCGTTATCAGCGGGGCGGTTACGCCCAGTGACCACGGCTTCAGCGTCCAACGTGAGTGGTTGCTGCATGGCTTGTTGGGCCAGGGCTGCTTCGTAATCCCGCTCAGCAGCGGTCATAGCCCGTGGTTGTGTAGCAGCCTGAGCCTGGGCTTGTTGGAGTTCCATCTGGCGACGAAGTGCCAGCAAACGATTACCAACCTCAGTCTGACCAAGCGTAACAGGCGCAGCAGTCTCCGGTACAGGGCGGCGTAGCCGCTCCATACCAGGGGTAACAAATGTCTCAGGCGCCAGGGTGGGGCGTGTCGGAAATACCTGCGGAGCAGGCATGGTGGGCTGTAACCTAGCACCACGTTCAAATAGATCACGTTGACCCGCAGGCACCCCGGACACTTCGGGGATCGGTGCTTCGGGAGGTACCGCCACTTGAGGCGGGGCCGGGACGACAGGCGCCCCCGGAAACAATTCTCCCTGCGCGCCCGCAAATGGAAGCGTGAGTTGTGTGGCAACCGGACCCGGCGGTACGGCAGGCGCACTGGGAGTAAATAGGTCACCCTGTACACCCGGGGCTAACGGCGCCCTGGAGGGTGGTGCGCCAGGGAACAACTCACCCTGCCCAGTAGGAGCTTGCGGGTAGAGGATACCACCACCCACAGTGGGGGTCGAAACAGGGTATGGAGGCACACCCAAATCCTGACCCACAAATAGTTCACCCTGAGTCCCAACAGGGGCAGGTAATGCAGCACCCGGCGGCGCAGTAGGCGGAGCACCAGCATCAGTGAGAATATCACGTGGGCGAGTTTCAATGAACCGGCCAGCACCGCCGAAGCCACCGCCAAGAAGCGCACCTGCGCCTGCGGAAATCAGTATATCCTCGCCGTACTTCTCAACGATATACGGAGCTAAGGCTTTCCAATCGTTTGCGTTAAGCTGGCGGCGGAACTCTGGGTCAAACACAGCGCGTTCAACCAGTGTCTGAGTAGCTTCCGTGGCGGCTTCTTCAAGGCTGCTACGCGCAGCCGCACCACCCACGGCACGAGCACGGGCCATACCACGAACAGCCTGCTGACCAGCTTCTTCAGCCGCTCTGGCTAGAGCTGAGGATACACCACCAACGGCACGACCCGGAGCAATCGCATCAAGTAAGGAGGTACCAAAGGCCGCACCTAGGATGGTTAGCTGTGTGCTAGTATCGTTGGTGTTATACGCGGGTTGCCCCTCTGGTGTGCGGGCGTTCTGCGCCGCTTCATAGATAGAACTAACTTGCTGTGGGAAACTCACAGCAAACGCACCGCCAATAGCCCCAATCGTGCGCGCACGTGCAAGGGTCGCAGCGGCAACACCACCAGCCGCAGCACCAGCGGGACCACCAACAGCGCCACCAATAGCAGCACCGCCAAGACCAGCGATGCCCGAGGCCACCAATGACGGCACCCCCTGAATGGCAGCGTCAAGGATGTTAGAAAACGTAGAGTTATTGCGCTGAATCAATGCAGACCGCTGCCGCTCAAACTCATCCTGACCGGAGATAGCCTCACCAGCGCGCATGATCGCGGGGCCAACTTCAGTAGCACCAGCCATCTCAGCAAGAGCACCGAAACCGCTAACTACACCTCCGGCCACACCGCGAGCGCCGGATACAAGCAACTCACCCGTACCACGGGGGCGTGATAGGCTTGAAATGTACTCCTGAAAGGCTGTCCGGCTAAGTGGTTGCCAATCGGGGACATTACTTGGTGGGGTCGCAGC